TCAGGCATTGCAGATCGCGTTGCAAGACCCGCACTACGTAAAATGGCAGATGCCTACATTGACCGTTGGATTCGAGGGGAGTTCCAAAAGCCGCCAGAGGCTGTCTGGTGTGTGGTTGAGGTGCCGAAAGATTGCCCACCACCGTATACGAAAGAGAAAGCATGAATCCGTTAGATCAATGGGAAACAGCGTTTGATGACTGGGTCAATCTGCTTGAGCAAGCCAATGCCATGGACTTGTTGAAAGACCCTAAAGCAATTTGGGATGAAGCATGGCGCCAAGCCATCATGGTGGCGCAGGAGGCACAAAATGTTAAGCACTAAAAAGACCACCAAGGCGCTTGAGCAAATGGCACCTGAGCCACAAGAGCCTATGGCCCTTTCACTGGCAGATTTGAAAGCCGCCAAGTTGCTTGAAGGTGAAGATGCGCCTTTGACTGACCAGATTTATGGCGTTGCCTCGCAATCTACAGCCTTAGCTGACCCGCTGCCTTTGGCCAATAGGGACTTTCAAGGCCTCGATGACCCACTTCAGCGGTTCATTAGCCAATACGAGCCTGGCGAGTTGATCTTAAGACAGAACTTTAGGCGAGATCTTCTTAGGATTCTAGAGGACTGGAGATTGCAAGACGTGAAAAAGTGAAAAATTTTGCAACTTTTTTGCAAAGACGTGAAAAAGTTGCAAAAGCAGCTGTATAATTCAACTGTAGGCAACTACAAACTGGTTCTCTAACTTACTTGTTTCACTGTTTATTGAAAGGCATCTATCATGGCACACATGCTCGCAACTACTCTCACTGGCAAAGCCGCAATGGCTTACGTAGGTGACACCCCTTGGCACGGTCTGGGTCAGAAACTGACCAACAACGCACCCCTTGAAACCTGGGCTGAAGAATCCGGCCTTGACTTCCACTTGGCTACAGCCGATGTGCAGTTTACCCCACCTGCTTCTGTGTGGAACGGCTACAAGCCCACCACCATGGCGTATGACGGCAAGAAAGTCATGTACCGCACAGACAGCAACACGCCTCTGGGCCTTGTATCTAGCCAGTACAAAATTGTGCAGCCTATTGAGGTGCTGGAATTCTTCCGCGACATGGTTGGCAACATTGCCCATCTGGAAACAGCCGGCGTCTTGCGTAACGGCGCTCACTACTGGGCCTTGGCTCGTATGGATGGTGAGTTTGCATTGGCAGGTGACAAGGTCAATCAGTACTTGTTGCTGGCTTCTTCGGCCGATGGCTCATTGGCAACTCAGGCTCGCCTCACCTCTGTCCGCGTTGTATGCAACAACACATTGCAATTGGCATCGGCACGTGGCAAGGCAGAAGTTAGTGTTCGCCACAACTCAGTGTTCAATGCAGCCGCTGTGAAGTCTGATCTCGGCAACATCAATGACGCGTTCAAGGCCTTTGAGCATACCGCCAAGTTTTTGGCCGGTGTCAAAGTGTCCAGCATGCAAGCTCAGGCTGTATTCACCAAGCTCCTTGGCGGTGACGACAAGAAACCTAGCCGCGCAGCACAACGTGCATTGGCCCTGTTCGATGGCGCAGGCATTGGTGCTGATCTCGAGTCTTCCAAAGGCACAGCATGGGGCGCACTCAACGCTGTGACCCAGCTGATGGATTGGGAAACAGCCCGCACAGGCGATGCTCGGCTGGCCAATGCATGGTTCGGCGGTGGCGTCAACATCAAGAATCAAGCTGTCGAAGCTCTGCTGGCTTTGGCATAAGTTTTTGAGGGCTAGTCTCGGCATATTGCTGTGATAGACGGAGCCGCTTGTATAAGGCTAGCCCTCACCCTTCTTGTTGTATAATTGCAGTACTGATTGTTGAAAGGTATTTATGAATGTCTTCTATCTCCACCATCTGCCTACCATTGCAGGCAGCATGCATTGCGATAAGCATGTTGGCAAAATGCTCATCGAATCCTGCCAGCTTCTGGCCACGGCTCACCACCACTTTGACAATGGCGATGCCGTAACCTATAGGCCCACCCATAAAAACCATCCAAGTGCAATCTGGGTGCGTCAAAGCAGGCTCCACTATGACTGGGTTGTCGAGCTTGGCTTAACACTTGGTCGTCAGTTCAAACTACGCTACCTCAAGCTGCACAAGTCACACCAAGTGCTAGTTGACCAGCTTATGCAGGCACCACCTGCCATGTACAAGCTGCCTCTGCTGTGGCAGCCTCCACCATTGGCAATGCCTGACGAATACAAATCAGCCGACCACGTCGAATCCTACCGTAAGTACTACGCCAGCAAGCTGCAAACTATGCCCATGGTGTACTTCAAAGGCAACAAACCCCCACCCATGTGGTTGTCCGATCTCTGGGCCAATCGCACTTTCCAAGAGGCCGCGTAATGCGACACTACACTATGTATAACAAAGTCAAAGAATTCCGCATCAAGATGGGCTTACCCATTGGTGACCACCCCCACATTTTGCCTGCTGAGCAAACCAGCTACTTTGCTAGGTTCATCATGGAGGAACTTTCAGAGCATTTGAAAGCTTGTGAGGAAGGCTCCTTGGTTGACGCCGCCGATGCACTTGCTGACCTCATCTACGTCACCATGGGGATGGCTCATGCGATGGGGCTGCCCCTTGATGAAATCTTCAATGTGGTGCATGATTGCAATATGTCCAAAGTGCCTGCCAATGACTATCAACGGTCTATTCGTGGCAACCAGTATGACGTGGTTAAGCCTGCAGGCTGGTACCCACCTGAGCCCGGCATCATCAACATTCTCAACGCACACAAGAAAGCAGCATCATGAAAATCAGTGAACTCATCGACAGTTTTGTAGAAGTCAAATCCGTTAAGGAAGATCTTGCTGAGCAGATCAAGCAGTGCAATGAAAAGCTGGCAGCTATTGAGGCTGACATCATGGAGCAAATGTCCAATGCAGGCATCTCACAGGCCGCCTCTGACAAAGCTTCATGCAACATGAAAAAGGTCACGCACCCAGCCATCACTGATTGGGATGCTTTTTACAAATACGTGGCGCAAACCGGTGAGTTTGAGTTGCTCCACAAACGATTGTCTTTGGCAGCTATCCGCGAACGTTGGGAAGCTGGCAAAGAAATACCGGGAACTGTTGCGACCAGTTCTTGGGAAGTCACCGTGCGTCGCAAAAACTCGTAACTTGTTTCTATTTACAAAGGATCCGTATCATGGCTAAACCTCCTGCAGTCACCCCTGAAAACCAATTGGCTCTTTTTGAAGACCAGCTTGCCGCAATGGCACTGGAAAACGTTAAGGCTGAGCAATCAACCCTTGGCACCGCGTTCCTCTCCACCAAGTCCGGTGTGCTTACCTATCGCGGCAATCCCGTGGCCAACAACAAACTGCAGTGCGTCATCATTGCCGGCCCTATTGAGCGCTTGTACTATGACTCGCGGTACGATGCAACCAAGGCCACACCGCCTAAGTGCTTTGCAATTGCCATCAGTGCTACAGGCATGGGGCCTGTTGCCAGCGTTGAAGCCCCTGAGCATGAGACATGTGAAGGTTGCCCTCGAAACGAATGGGGTAGCTCTACCAGCGGTGGCAAAGGTAAAGCTTGCCGTGAGACTCGCCGCTTGCTGGTTATCCCCGCAGATAGCATTGGCTCAGCTGCAGCTGTTGAAGCTGCTGAGGTTGCTGCATTGCGCCCACCTGTTACCAGCCTGCGCAACTACGCTACTTACATCCAAACCATTGCCGCAACATTGCGCCGCCCTACACTAGGTGTCATTACTGAGATTGCCGTTGTACCTGATGCTAAGACGCAGTTCAAGGTCAACTTCACCATGGTCAAGGCCATTGAGGATTCTGCGGTGTTACAGGCTTTGATGAAGCGTGGCGCCATTGAGGCTGAAAAGGCAATTGAGTCGGCGGGCATGCAAGAAGGCGATGAGCATGAAGCCGGAGCGCCTGCAACGCAATCCACGCGGTTCTAACAACAAAGGTGCATGCAATGAAAAAGATCATGAGTCTTTTGTGCGTCATCCCTGTCGCTGCATGCAACACCATTATGCCGCCTTCACCTCCTGAAGTGATATTGATGGTTGACCCTAAGGTTCAGCAAATGAGCCGCAACGAAGTCATCAATGCAATTCATGAGTGTGAGGGCAGCAACATGCGTGCTGTGCCTATTATCTCAAAACGCCTTGTCTCTGGATTGATGTCCGACATTGTCATTGACGTGCAATGCTATCCACGTCTCAAATACTTCATGCAATGAAACCCATCTTTCTTGACTTTGAAACTGAAGGCATTGAAGCAAGGCCTAAGTACCCGCCAAAACCGGTAGGCCTTGCTGTCTTTGACCCCGAAGGTGAGGTGCCTGATGGATACTACGCCTTTGACCATTTGCATAACAACAACAGCACAAAGGATGAAGTGCATGCTTTACTTTCTAAGATCTACGCTGGTAGGCGTGATATGTGCTTTCATAACGCTATGTTCGATGCTGATGTCATTCACGTTCATTTTGGGCTATCTATGCCTGATCATCGGCGTGTGCATGATACCCTTATTCTTGCTTTTCTTTTTGATCCACATGTTAGGTCTCTTTCCCTAAAAGACTTGGTTGTCGAATGGGGGATCGCCGAGCCTGAAGAGCGTGATGAGCTCAAGGCATGGATCATTGAAAATGTGCCTGAGGCCAAGAAAAAGAAATCCACATGGGGTGCCTACATTTGCAAAGGCCCCACCGAGTTGGTAGGCCGCTACGCCAAGGCTGATGTCCGGCTTACTTCGCAGCTTTACGACTTCTTGGCTGAGAAGGTTTTGCCTGATCAGCTTGTTGCTTACCAGCGTGAGATTGAATTGATACCAATGCTGCTTGAGAACTCAAGTCTAGGTGTACGTGTAGATCGTGAAGGCTTACTTGCTGCACAAGCACAAGCAGTAAAAGACATTGAGACATGTAATGTTTGGGTTCGTTCATTGTTAGGGTCTCCTGAATTGAATGTCGATAGCGACCAACAGCTGGTCGAAAGTATTTATCAATCTAAGTTCTGGGACAAAAATAAAGTCTGGCCTACAACCGACAAAGGCCAGCTACAAGCCACTACGGAAGCCTTCAAGGAGATGCTAACGCATCCCCATCTCAAGGATGTCCTTAGGTACCGCGCTAACTTGTCAACCTGCCTGTCCACGTTCATCGATTCATGGCTGGAAGCATCTGCAACCACCGGTCGCATCTACACTAATTGGAATAGCGTCAGGGGTGAGCGGGGTGGCACACGGACAGGCAGGCTCAGTAGCACTCCGAACTTCCAGAATGCCCCCATTCGCTATCCAAAGGTGGATATACCACCAGAGCTTTTGGTGTCCCCCTTGCCACTGATTCGTAGCTTCATTTTGGCAGATGAAGGCCATAAGCTGGTGGCATGTGATTTCAACGCACAGGAGCTCAGGATCTTTGCCCACTTTGAAGGTGGCAACTTGATGAAGCAGTATCAAGCAGATGCTCGTGCTGACCTGCATACTTACGCAGCCAAGATGATGACTGAGGCCAGTGGTCGTGAGGTGTCCAGGACTTACTCAAAAGGCGTATCTTTTGCGATTCTGTATGGGGCAGGCCCCACCAAGATTGCAGACATGCTAGGCGTAGATTTTGAAATGGCCAAGACACTCATGGATGCATACACAACGGCTGTGGCGCCAGGTCTCAAAGACATGCAGGCAACCATGCGGCAACGCTACAAGCTGGGGCAGCCGCTTAAAACTGTAGGTGGCCGGCTGGTCAAAATGGAGCCGCCTAAGGTCATCAATGGTCGCCGCCGTGAGTTTGACTACAAGGGCGTCAATCTGTTGATTCAAGGCTCTGCGGCCGATCAGGCCAAGGCAGCAATGTTGTTGTACCAAAAGAAACGACAAGGCAGCCGGTTGCTACTTAGTGTGCATGATGAATTGGTCATCTCAGCACCAGTTGATGCCATTGAGCGTGAGGCAGAATGCTTAGTGTGGTCCATGTGCAATGCCTTAGCTATGGATGTACCCATGGTTAGTGATTACAAGGTCGGCAATAACTATCAGGAGACAAAATGAGCCTTTCACATTCAAGCATAAAGCTCTACGAGCAGTGCCCTGCAAAGTACAAATTCATACGCATCATGCATCTCAAAGAGCCATCGGGTGATGCTGCTGAGCGCGGCAAGCAAATCCATGCTGAGCTTGAGCAGTCACTTATAGGCCTTACGCTTCTTTCGCCTGAATTGACATATTGGCATGATTACATTGAGACATTGAAAGCCAAAAAAGTGCAGCCTGAGCTTGAGCTTGGCATCAAGCGTGATTGGTCGCCTTGTAGCTTTTCTGACCCTGATGCATGGCTTAGAGGCATCCTCGATATTTTCACAATTGATGGCACAACAGCCTACATTGCTGATTGGAAAACCGGCAAGGAACGCTATTACGAAGAGCAACTGAAGCTTTACGCAGCATTGGTGTTTGCCGCGCACCCTGAGGTGCAAATTGTCAATCTTGACATTGTGTATGTAGACCTTAAGAAAACGCAATCGTATGACGCCATCACACGCAAAGAGTTTCCTAGTTTGAAGTTATGGATTGACAATCGCATTCATCGCATTGAAAAAGACACCATTTTTGCCCCACGGCCAGAGTATGGTTGCAAGTGGTGCCACTTCAGAAAAGATAATGGTGGGCCTTGCAAATGGTGACACGCATCATCCTTGAGCGTGACCTTGAAGCGTACTTCACAAAGCAATGCAAAAAGCATGGCATCATGTCGCTGAAGCTGAACGTACGCTTTGCACGTGGATGGCCTGATCGCATTGTGCCTCTTGAAAACGGTGAGGTGTTGTGGGTGGAGCTCAAACGCCCGGGTGGTGAGGTCTCCCCTATGCAAGAGAAAGTACATGACCAATTGAAAATACGCGGCCACAAAGTTTTTGTGATCAACTCAAAAGAAGGGATTGATAGTGTTTTGGGAACCTCATGAGTATCAAAAAGAAGCTGTAAAGTTTCTGGTTGAGCGTGGCTCAGGCCAGCTGTGGTTGGACCCGGGCCTAGGTAAAACTGCCATTGTGCTGTCAGCGTTTCGTACGCTAAGGCTTGCAGAGATGGGCAGCAAAATGTTGGTTGTTGCGCCATTGCGGCCTGTGCATGCAGTGTGGCCTAATGAGACACGTAAGTGGGAGCAGTTTGCGCATTACTCAGTTGGTGTGCTGCATGGTGGCAAAAAAGATAAAGTGCTGGCTGCCAGCCATGACATCTACGTCATCAACTTTGAAGGCCTAGGCTGGTTGGGGCATAAGCTGAATGGCGCACCATGGCCATTTGACATTCTTGTAGTGGATGAGATTTCGTATCTGAAAAATACTCAGTCACAACGCTTCAAGACATTGAAGACAATGCTTAATAAGTTCAACCGACGCTGGGGCCTCACTGGTTCACCCGCGCCCAATAGCCTATTGGATATATTTGGGCCACAGCTAATCATTGACCAGGGGGCCACGTTTGGGCCCTACATATCACGGTTTCGCGATGAGTACTTCTACCCGTCAGGTTTCAATGGTTTTGAATGGAAGTTGAAGTCAGATGGCGAACAACGAATCCAAGCGAAGCTTCACGATAAAGTGTTGCGAATGGCAGCTCTCGATCACCTTGACTTGCCTGATCTGGCCTACAACACTATCAGAATCGAACTTCCGCCTAATGCACGTAAAATGTACGATTCTTTTGAGTCAGATCTGACCGTCAAGCTTGATGGTGGCGAGGTCACAGCAGCCAATGCTGCCGTTGCTGTGATGAAAGGTCAGCAGATTGCCAATGGCGGGTCGTATCTTGATGGCGAAGGCAGGCACACGCTGCATATACATGATGCCAAGACTGATGCTGTGGCCGAGTTGGTTGAAGAGCTGTTAGGTCAACCTTGCATCATTGGTTACCACTTTCAGCATGACCTTGAACGGCTTAAGAAAGCTTTCCCGCATGCACCGGTAATTGGCTCAGGTGTGGTAGGCTCTAGGCTGGACAAAATCATTATGGACTGGAATACAGGCCAAGTACCTGTATTGCTAGCGCACCCTATGTCTGCAGGCCACGGTCTAAATCTACAAGGCGCCGGCCATGCAGTCATCTGGTATTCTCTGACTTGGTCTTTGGAGGTTTATGAGCAATTCATTCGCCGAATCTGGAGACAAGGGCAAAAAAATAATGTGATGGTGCACCACATAGTGGCTGCTGACACCATTGATGAAGCTATCATGTCTGCTGTAAAGCGCAAAGATAAGACGCAACAAAAGTTGCTGAATGCTGTGCGTGACTACATTAAACGTGATACAATTAGCAGCACTGACCATTGACATTACACAAGGTAAGTTATTTTCATTTCATCTTAAAGGAAACCATTATGGAAAAAGAAGCCACTGTTGCAACTCGCAATCGTATTAAGAAAGATACCGTCATCAATGTATTGGTTGACACCAACCCCAAGCGTGAAGGCACACTTGCCCATGCCCGCTTTGCATTGTATGAAGACGGCATGACTGTGGGCGAGTACACTGCAGCTGGTGGACGTTCTAGCGACGTGCACTACGATGCAGCATACGAGTACATCTCCTTGACCCCTGCAGAAGAAGCCGTCGCAGCCTAACATGAAGCTACTCATCACAGGCGTCACAGAGACGCATATCAATCATCCGAATAGAGCTAGCTCTACGAAGTTCGTCTCTATACCTGAAATGATGGCCTACGCATACACACGCTTAGGCCATCAAGTAGATCACCGCGCAACTGTGGTTGGTGAGGATCTTTCAGTGTATGACACTGTGTTTGTGTACCTTTACCCGTTAGACGGCAACGCCATTGACCACGTCGGGGCTGTGTATGCATTGGAGCAAAGGCCTGATGCTTACGTATGCCTCGACGACTGGTCCTTCAGATTGATCATGCCCTCATGGTGCCACAAAATTGATGCTGAAAAGCTGCAAGATCGTACGTGGCTGGCACCATTGTTCCCATGGGGTGATACCACGAAGATGGGCTTGGATGTTCGGTCGATT